TCATGATTTTCCTCCTTTCTAGAAAAGCTACCCTCTCTAAACAAGAGGGTTCTTTTTTTTAGTCCAATAACAGAACATACATTCGTAGTTATCACAACTACTATATATACATTTAATAACAATGAAAGAGGTGAGATCCATCGCCATTAAAGAAAACTCCAGAGGCAAGATTATTGTCGATGGATACACTTTGACACATAAACAAACTATCTTCTGTGAAGAGTACGTAGCCAGCAATCACGATGCTTACAAAGCCGCAGTAGAAGCGGGTTACAAGTGCAAGACACGTAAAGCGGCCCTCAATATGGCCAGCGAAAACCTGGAAAAACCGGCCATTCAAGCTTACATAGCTGAATTAGAGCGTCGTATCAATAAAAGACATGAACAACGAGTAGCGACTATCGAAGATAGAAGAAACTTATTAACACAGTTTATCTATGATCAAGATATAAAAGCTACCGATCGTCTTAAAGCACTCGATATCTTAAACAAGATGGATGCTGCATATGAACAACGTATCAAAATGGATACGACGATTAATAATCCGGTCCAATCGTTAACGACAGAAGAGCTACGTTCTCTAATTGAGAATGAACCCGATTAACTTATCCTATGTATTTTTAATCACATACGAACACATACGAACACTCAGAGGAGGTGATACGAATTTCACAAGTAAGCCAAATGAGAATGACACCAGAGCTAAAACGACGACTTCAATACGAAGCACGTTTAGAATTAGCCAGGCGTGATTTCTTTGATTATTGCGAGTTAATGGCTCCCGACTTTTATAAGCGATCGCGCCAATATCTCATTTATTTAACTTCCGTACTCCAGAATTTCGTAACACACTCCAATAAGAAAGTATTAGTAGTCTCTATGCCACCACGTTCTGGTAAATCTAGAACAGCTACTAAGTTTGTCGAATGGTATCTCGGTAAAGATCCGACACAAAAAATTATGACTGGATCCTATAACGAAACACTTTCGACACAATTCGCTAAATCAGTCAGAAATGCAATTCAGACTAATAAAGCCGATCCATACGTTCCAGTTTATTCCGACGTATTTCCCGATATCAAGATTAAGCAAGGTGATGCGGCCATGAACATGTGGTCTCTCGAAGGTCAATATTCGTCATATCTAGCTACGTCTCCTTCTGGCACGGCTACCGGTTTCGGGTGTTCTTTAATGATCATCGACGACGTAATTAAGAATGCACTCGAAGCTAATAACCAACTTACTAAACAAGCTCATTTCGAATGGTTCACGAATACGATGTTATCTCGTTTAGAAGAGGGCGGCAAAATCATTATTATTATGACACGATGGGCTTCCGACGACTTAGCTGGACGTATTATTAATCATTTCCAGGACGATGCCGAAGTCGTATCACTTAAAGCACTACAAGACGATGGCACTATGTTATGTGACGAAGTATTATCCAGAGAATCATACGAGGAGAAGAAGAAGCTAATATCGCCCGATATCTTCTATGCTAACTACCAGCAAGAGCCTATCGATCTTAAAGGACAGCTTTACTCATCCTTAAAGACATACGATACACCTCCTCAATTCGAACGTATCGAAGCATACACCGATACAGCAGATACCGGTACCGATTATTTATGTTCTATTATATACGGTGTTTATCAGAAAGAAGCCTACATCCTCGACGTTATTTACACGAATGATCCGATGGAAATAACAGAACCGCTCGTAGCTAAACATCTATACGAATATAAAGCGAATATTGCTCACATCGAATCAAACAATGGCGGGCGCGGATTCGCTAGACAAATCATTCATTATCTAACTAATACCTATAACACTAACTACACTACAATAAAAGCTTTCCATCAATCAAAGAATAAACAATCCCGTATCTTATCTAATGCGACATGGGTTATGGAACATATCTACTTCCCAACAAACTGGCATAATAAATATCCAGATTTTTATAAAGCGATTACATCTTATCAACGTGAAGGTAAAAACCTACACGACGATGCTCCCGATGCACTAACCGGTGTAGCCGAAAAGATTAATACACAAACACCGACATTCGAATTTATGTAAGAAAGGACTTAAATGCTAAACGAAGAATGGAACGATATCATCCGTAAGCATGCCGGTATGTCCGAGTCACAATTCGTGCAAGCTGAACTCGAAGCATTTCTTTTTTCTAAGAAACGACAAGAGATACTCCAGGCACGTAACTACTATCAAGGTAAACACAAACTACCAGAACATGTAGTTATGGACTCTAACGGCAATCCGACCGATGCGAAAGGTACGATTCCTAATAATAAAATTATTAATAACTTATTCGATGATTTAGTCGATCAAAAGACTAATTATCTATTATCAAAGCCTATCGACGTTAAATCCTCGATCGACTTAACCGACTTCTTTAATAAGAACTTCCAGCGTACTCTCAAGAATCTAGGTAAAGATGCTTATATCGGTACGATAGCTTACTTACATCCATATATCGATAATCAAGGCAACTTCAAATTAAAACGAATGAAGCCCGAATTCGTTATCCCATTATGGCACGACGAAGAACACGACTCACTCGATGCTTTTATTTATTTCTACGAATTCGAAGTATATATGACACCTAAGACTAAGACTTCCTTCTATAAAGTCGAATATTACAAACCAGAAGGTGTTACTTACTACGACTACATCAACGGATCTCTTCAGCCAGATCTTACTAAGCAATCTAAGCCTTATATTCAAAGCAGCGGTCTTTCTTATAACTGGCAATCGGTTCCCTTAATCTGGTTCCGATCTAATTCAGAGGAAGTACCGTTACTTTCCAAAGTAAAACCATTACAAGATGCGCTTAACCAAATGCTTTCTAATTTTGCTAACGTAATGTCTCAAGACGTTCATAATACTATCCTAGTCATTAAAGGCTATGACGGCGAGAACTTAGCTAACTTTAGGGAACAATTAGCACGTTATGGAGCAATTAAGATCACGTCTTCTCCAGAATTCGAATCTGGAGTCGAAACTCTTAATATCGAAGTTAACGCTTCTAATTACGAAACGATTATTAAGCTCCTCGAAAGAGCGATTATCACGAATGGTCGAGGTTTTGACGCTAAAGATGATCGAATGGCTAATAATCCTAATCAGATGAACATTAATTCAATGTATTCCGATATCGATCTAGATGCTAACGAAATGGAAACAGAATTCCAGGCATCACTCGAGCGCCTATTAACATTCATTAATGCATACCTTTCATTATCTAACAAGCCCGTATCTAACGATACGGTATTTATATTTAACCGAGATCTTCCATTAAACCAATCTGAATTAATCGATGCATGTCGTAACTCTACTGGTATTATCTCTGAAGAAACGATAGTCGCTAACCATCCGTGGACTCTCGACACCAAAGAAGAATTAGAACGTATTAAGAAAGAACGTAACGAGGTACTAAACAATGATGTACTGGGAACAACGCTTTCTTAATTTAAAAGAAGATGGCTTACATACAGCACAATCATCTTACGAAGATTTAACTTCGATATATGCTTATTCCTTAAACAAATACGAAAACCAGATAGCCGGTTTTATTCAACGATACGCTAATTCTAATAACATCTCACTTGCCGATGCTAAGAGACAGTTATCGGCACGAGAATTAAAAGACTTTAAGATAACGCTTAAACAATACATTAAGCTAGCACAACAAAAGAACCTATCCCCGAAACAAATTAAGCTTCTTGATAATGCTTCCTTACGGGCACGTATTACTCGCCTAGAAGAATTATGGATTCATACTTCACAGTTTGTCGAAATCTTAGCACAAGAACAGCATACCAATATTAACGATGCACTAAATAAAGTTTATAACTCGACCTACTACGAAGCCGCATATCTTACACAATCACTACAAGGCAAATATCAGACATTCAGACAGATACCGAAGAAAGCAATTCAAGAAGCTATTAATACGCCGTGGGGCAACGCCGACTTCTCACAACGGATCTGGGATCAACGAGATAAGCTAATCACGAAGCTACAGCAAGAGATAACACGTTCCTTAATCGCTCAAGAACCTACCGAACGCATTACGGAACTCATCTCTCAAGCATGTGACGTACAGATGTCGAATGCACGACGTTTAGTCGAAACAGAAGTAGCCTACGTACAAGAATTAGCACTTAATGCTACGTTTAAAGAATTAAACGTTAAACAATATCAAATACTAGCAACCCTCGATAAGCATACATCGTCCGTATGCCGCCACCTCGATAAAAGAGTAATCGATCGTACCGACTTTAAGCCTGGTATTACGGCTCCACCGTTCCATCCTTATTGTCGGTCTACGATGATACCGTATGTACCGCTTAACTCACGGGCATCACGACCAGATACTAAGACGGAATATGTTCCCGATATATCTTACGAGGAATGGGAAGCTACCTACCTAAAGTAGCGCCGCTAGACACATATCATTCATTTATTTAACCCTTGTCTTTTTAAGTGTACTAAAGACGATAAAGAATAATACACAAAATCCTTTAAATAACATGTGAGATGTTACTCACGAAAATAAAACGAATTCATTATAGGAGAACTAACAATGACAAAAGAAGAATTACTTGCACTTAATCTTACAGAAGAACAAGCTACAGCAATTATCGAGGATTATGGCAAAAACTATGTAACAAAGTCTCAATTTAACGAGAAAAACGAAAAATATAAGCAATTAAAATCCGAGATCGAAACCACACGAAGCGAAATTAATAAACTAACCGAATCTGAAACAGCTAATGAAACACTTAAAGCACAGATTAAAGAATTACAAGATAAAGCCGCTGAACGTGATACTCAATATGCACAACAAATTAAAGATATGCAAGTCGATAATGGTATCAATACCGCAATTCTTCAATGCGGCGTAAAGAATCCGAAAATCTTAACTTCCTTATTAAACAAACAAGCTATCGAATTAAAAGAAGACGGCACTCTCGAAGGCCTTACCGAACAAATCGAAGCTTTAAAACAATCGGATCCTTATTTATTCGCCGAATCTAAACCAGTCGGTGTCGTACCTGGTGAATCTAACGCTAATCCAAATCCTGGTATCACGAAAGAACAATTTAACAAAATGTCTTACAAGGATAGGGTAGCATTACAGGAAAGCGATCCGGCCCTCTACACAGAATTATCTCACTAATTATTTAACACACAAGGAGACCATTAACAATGGCAAACGAAACAAAACTAGCAAATGTTATTAACCCTCAAGTTATGGCAGATATGGTATCTGCTGGCTTGCCTAAAGCACTTAAATTTACTCCGTTCGCAAAAATCGATACGACTCTCGTAGGCGTACCTGGTTCCGAAATTACTATCCCTTCCTGGAATTACACTGGCGCAGCTGAAGAAGTAGGCGAAGCAGTTTCTGCTACGGCATCTGTTATGACAGCATCCACTAAAAAAGCAGCCGTTAAAAAAGCAGTTAAAGCTATCGCACTTTCTGACGAAGCAGTTCTTTCCGGTTACGGCGATCCTGTAGGCGAAGCTACTCATCAAATCGTAATGTCTATCGCCGATAAATTGGATCAAGACGTATTGACAGCTCTCGGTACAGCTACATTGACTTCTACTGACGCTAAACCTATTTCTTATAAAGGTGTAGTAAATGCAGTCGACAAATTAGCTGAAGAAGGTAACACTGAAAAGGTTCTTTTTGTAGCTCCATCTCAAGTAACGACTCTTCGCTTAGATCCTGACTTCATCGATCGTAATAAATACGGTAACGACGTTATGGTATCTGGTGAAATCGGTATGGTAGCTGGCTGTCGTGTAGTCGTATCTCGTCGTATTAACGATACTGGTGCTACTATCGATAACTACATCGTTTGCTTAACACCAGAAATCGAAGACGGTACTCCAGCACTTCCAGCAGTGACAGTAGTATTAAAACGCGATATTCAATTAGTTACGGCTTACAAAGAATTGGAAGGCGTTACTAATATCGTAGCTAATAAACACTATGCAGTAGCTCTTACTAATGAATCTAAAGTAGTTAAAGCAACATTCAAAAAATAATATAGGTTAAACAATCATGGATTCTATAAAAGAACTAATTCGTTTCACGACACATTTTAACGTGACTTCGGAATATGACTCCGTTCTTCAATATATCTATGATGCGGAAAGGCAATATCTTCTCAACATATTAAACGACGAAGAATTGCCTTCCGAACTATCTGGGTTACTCGATAAAAGAGTAGCCGCAAGGTTTATCGATCATCATAAGGATATCATTCTTAAAGAAGCCGATCTTCAACCGATCACCAAATTAAAAGAGGGTGATACGGAAATTGAGTTCGGCGGCGATAATACCTTACATTATTTAACTTCTCTCATCACTAAATGGACTTCCTTAGAAGGTACAGATATAACATGTTATCGAAAACTAAAATGGTAGCTCGTCAACACTTCGAGCGTCTTTATACAGATACATGTATTCTTACTGAACAAAAGAAGGCCATACAAGATCCTCTCACTGGCATCATTAAGAACGGCGAACTCGAGGCAATCAGTTACCCTTGTCGAGTTTCATTCAAAACTCTTCAGACTAACGACATCGTTAATAAGCTACCATCGGCTTCTCAAACCGTAGTCTTATTCATTTCGCCCGATCTCGAGATTAAACCAGGTACCGATATCGAAGTTATCCGTAACAACCGACACTTCGCTTATACAGCTTCATCACAAGTAGCGTTATATGACACTCACCAGGAGATCCAGTTAACGCTTAAGAGTAAACATAATGGCTAACGTTACAGTCGACCTCTCCGGTTTCGAAGAACTATTAAAGAAGACACAAGAGCTTCAAAATAATGTATCTTCATTAAACGAAGAGATCACCGATAACTTAGCACAACATTATTTAGCCGAAGCTATAGCGAATACTCCGGTCGGTCAGCTACAGATATCGCCGGACGGTAAATACCGTTCAGAATCGGAACACATGAGACGATCGTGGGAAGCAGAACGTATTAACGATACTACCGTTAAAGTACAAAATTCAGCTTCCTATGCATCATATGTTAACGACGGCCACAGACAACGACCAGGACGTTTTGTTCCCGTACTCGGTAAACGTCTTACTAAGTCGTTTGTTAAGGGGCTACATATGCAGGAGAAGGCAGAAGCGGCTACGAGAAGAGCTTCAGATAAGATTATGAAGAACGCGCTCGACGACTACTTATCAACGTGGAGCAAATAATGAACTATATTAACGAAATCATCGACGGCATAGCTAAATCATTATTTAACTCTTTTAAATATCCTATATATATCGACGAGATAAAATCAGATGCACAATTCCCGTGTTTCGTTATCGAGACTCTTAATACAGAACAGAAGCATATCATGGATATACGTTATAACCGACGTAACGACTTCGATATTATGTTCTTTATATCAGATGACGACTATATCGAGTCTCAGAAGGAACAGATTAACCCCGTAACGGAGAGTTTATATTTCGACTTAGAGTATATAACACTCTCTGACGGATCTCTCCTTAACGGTATCGATATGAGTCATCGTGTTACCGACGGCATCCTACATTTTAAGGTCTCTTATGAATATCACATCTTAAAAGAGTTAAATAAAGATCCTATGCTTACATTAAACCAAAATCAAGAGGTAACAAAATAATGCCAAGAACAAAAAAGACTGACGAAGTAGTAGATACTAACGAAGTTACGAGTGAAGTAACAGCTACTGCTCCTACTTTTACTCCAGAAGTAATTATTGCTTCTGAACGTTTTAAACAATATGCTGACTTAATTGCAGCTGTCATCGAAGATCGAGAATACAGCATCGAAGAAGTTGAAGCTTTGCTACAAGATACACTAAATAAACCGGTCATTGAAGTTTTCAATGACGAAATCTTTAACGATTAATTTTTTAAATAAAGGAGAACTACTCAATGGCATTAGGTGGCGGTTACTGGCTATTCCAAAATAAAACATTGCCAGGCGCATATATCAATTTCGTGTCCAAGAATAAAGCATTTGCCGAAATCGTAGATCGCGGTTATGCGACTATGGCACTTTCCTTAGACTGGGGCGAAACTAACAAAATCGTGCGTGTCGAACAAGAAGAATTCCAAAAGGATTCCTTGAAAATCTTCGGTTACGATTATGCACACGAAAAAATGAAAGGTCTTCGTGATCTTTTTATTAATACTAAAACTCTTTACTTATATCGCTTAAACTCCGATGCAGTTAAAGCACAATCTACCGTCGCTACGGCGACGTGCGGTGGTGTACGTGGTAACGATATCGCTGTCGCAGTAGCGGCCGATATTAACGATGCATCTAAATTCGTCGTAACTACATACTTAAAAACAGATGGCGTCGTAAAGAAAGTCGACGAACAAACTGGTCTTTCTACTCCGAAAGAACTCGTTAATAATGCATATGTAACATTTAACGAAATGTCCGCATTTACGGCACAAGCAGCTACTTACTTGACTGGTGGCACTAACGGTACAGCTGTACAAGCATCTGATTATCAAAAATATATCGAATTAATTGAACCATTCTACTTTAACGTATTAGGTTATGTAGGCTCCGATCAAACAATTCAAAACTTGTTTATCGCATTTGCTAAACGTACTCGTGAAACTACCGGCCAAAAATTCCAAGTATGTCTTTATAACAATACTCGTGCTAACTACGAAGGCGTTATTTCCCTAGCTAACCGTGTTAACGACAAAGGCGCTGAACCAGGTGCTGGTGTCTACTGGTTAACTGGGGCCGAAGCATCTTGCCCGATTAATAAATCTTTGACTAATAAAGTATATGACGGCGAATACGACTTCAATATTCAATATAAACAATATGAATTAGAACAATTCATTAAAAGCGGTCAAATCGTATTCCATAATGTAGCCGATTCTGCTTCTGGTAACGTTAAGGGCAACACTCGTCTATTATCCGATGTGAATACATTTACTGAGTTCTCTAAAGAACGTACTAAAGACTTCGCTCTTAACCAAGTTATTCGCGTACTCGATAACTCCGCATACGATGTAGCTCGATTATTTAACAATTATTATCTAGGTAAGACACCTAACGATAAAGACGGTCGTATTGCATTATGGAACGACATCGTTAAATTATTCGAAGATTATGCTAAGGTACGCGCGATTAAAGAATTCGAATCCAAAGACGTTCAAATCCCTCAAGAAGGCGACGAAAAAGGTTCCGTAGTCGTTAACTACGAAATTAACCCGACAGTCGCTATGGATAAATTGTACGCTACTTGCTACGTTAAATAAGGAGTTAAATAATGGCAGATAAAGCTCAAACTATGTTAGCAAAAGACGTTATTCGTGCAGTTGAAGCTCGTGCTTATATGACTATTAACGGTAAACGTCGTTTGTTGTTGAACGCTAAAAAAGTCACTATTAAAGTTGATAAAACTAAAGAAGAAGTGGCTATTTTAGGCCGTATTAATAAAGGCAATAAATCTACTGGTGCTAAAGGCACTGGTTCTATGACCGTGTACGATAATACACCGATCTTCACCGAATTAATGATCGATTTCATGAACCACGGTAAAGACGTATACTTCGATCTTCAAGTGACTAACGAAGATTCTGATAGTGCAGCTGGCTCTCGTACAGTTATTATCAAAGGTGTTAATATCGACAACTTCGATTTAACTCTATGCGATGCTGACGGTAAATATTTGGAACAAGACGTAGACTTTACATTCGAAGGTCTAGAAATTCCAGAAAACTTTAAAGAATTAGACGGTATGCAAGCCTAATTCCGCGTAAATCTTATATAAGGGGCCTCATGGCTCCTTATCTTTTTATAATCAAGGAGATTAACCCTCTATGGCAGATATCAAAAATATGTCCTTAAATGGATTCTTTAAATCTAATGCTAAATCTTTACCCGACGTAAAAGTAGTCGTATCTGAACGTTTTACTAACGAAGACGGTACTCCGATCGAATGGGTACTACATCCAATTAGCACTAAACGTGTCGAAGAAATTACGAAACGCAATACTAAAACTACTATCAAAAATGGCAAAAAAGAGTCCGTCGTTAACGAAGAAAATCTTAATGCAGAACTTCTTGAAGCTGTCGTATTATATCCATCTCTTAACGATGCAGAACTACAAGATTCTTATGGTGTATCCTCCGCTAATGAATTGCTAAGTGTTATGTTATACCCTGGCGAAACACAAGTCTTAACAGCTGCGCTGCAAGAAGTTATGGCTGGTACTAAGGCTAACGATATCGACGAATTAAAAAACTAATAGAGGAGAACCCAGAGGCATATCTCTACCATAGGGCACTCCAAGATTTACATATCCGTCCGCTCGAATTAAATTCTATGGATGAACAAGAACGCAATTTTATTTTTGCTTCCCTCGCTATGCGAGAAAAAGAGCGTGACCATATTTCTAAAGAATTAAAACGTCATAAATCAGGAGTTGAATATGTCTATACTATCTAACACGATAAAGTTAAATAACGGTGTTTCTCCTGTTCTTAACAATATTAGTCAAACAGCTGGTACGGCATCCAATAGTATGTCGAATTTTGCTCAACAAGTTACACATACTGGTAATGCAGCTAATAATGCAAATGGCTCTTTATCTAACCTTAAATCTATTTTCTTAGGTTCTCTAGGGGCTAATATAGCAGCCGCTGCCATTGCTAAAGTAGGCGATGCGATCGGTCATGTATTCGAAGCAGCACAAGAATTCTCTTCGATACAAGCTCGACTCGGTTTAATCGTTGGTGAGCAAGGCAACGTAGCAGCTTTAAATAAAGAGATTTATGAATCGGCTAGGCGTTCCCGTACTGAATATGCTTCTATGGCAGAAACGGTAGCTACATTATCTCAATCAGCACACGATGCATTCCCAGACCCTAAAGAAGCTGTAGATTTTGCTGAAAAAATTAATAAAGTTATGGCTATCGGTGGTACGACTGGCGTTAATAAAAAGAACGCTATGATTCAGTTGACACAAGGTTTAGCTTCTGGTCAATTACAAGGCGATGAATTTAGAAGTATCGCTGAAAATGCTCCGATGATTGAAAACATCATAGCAAAAACCATGGGTGTTTCTCGTGGTGAATTAAAGAAACTAGCTTCCGAAGGTAAAGTTACAGCCGAAGTTATTAAAAAGGCTATGACAGATAATGCCGATGAAATTGAAGAAGCATATCGTAAATTGCCACATACATTCGCTGACTGGGCCACTGACATCAAGTCAGTCGCTCAATATGCATTTGCTCCATTATTCGATGCTGTTAACGAATTAGCTAATTCACCAGAATTTAGACAATTTGTCGATAGCATAGAAAATAATATTCAGTATATAGCACCTATTATTAAAAATGTATTTAACGAAATATCGTATGCATTTAAACAAGTATTAACAGTCGGTCAACAAGTATTTGGCTGGCTACAAGAAAATGCATGGTTCGTACATGGTGCTTTATTTGCATTAGCTACCGTAGCTCTTGTTTATGCTGCTAACTGGTTAGTGGCTACAGCTTCTACCGTAGCTGCTACTGTTGCTCAATGGGGCTTAAATGCTGCTATGTTAGCATGCCCGGCAACCTGGGTAGCATTAGCTATTATGGCTATTATCGGTGCGTTATATCTCGTTATCGATATGTATAACGAATGGGCTGGTACTACCTACACCGTAGTCGGTGTTATTGCCGGTGTATTCGGCGCATTATGGGCTGTTATCTATAATCAAATAGCTTATATCTGGAATGTCTTTGTTATCTTCGCTAACTTCATTTCCGATGTATTTAATAATCCGGCTAAAGCAATACAAAATTTATTTAAACGCTTATGGAATAACTTAGTCGAATTTGCCGTACAAGGTATTAATGCGATGCTCGGCGTTATGAAACAAGTACCGTTCCTTAAAAATTTATTAGATGGTGTCGGTGATGTCGTAGCTTCTAGATTCCAAGTACAAGTCGATGCTGGTGCATTTGACGATTATAAATTAGAAAGTAAGAGTATTTTAGGTACTGCAAGTGACTGGCAGAATGCTGGCGATAGTTTAGTCGGTAAAATTAGCAATATCTTTAACCCTAGTGATACTAATAACACTAATATTGATAACTCTAATAACGATAAACGTAATGCCGTATCCGATGCTGCTAAAGACACAGCTAAAAATACAAAGAAAACTGCTAAAAATACAGCAAAAACAGCTAAAGCATTACAATTAACAGCCGACGAAATTAACACGTTAAATAAAGGCATTATGAACGATGCTATTAAGTCCTGGTCTCAACGTACTATCCACTTAAACGTAACAAATAATAATCAAATCGATTCTAGTGTCGATTATAACGACTTCAGTACTAACTTCGCTAATGGCTTAGTAAATGCATTCCAACGTAATACTGGGGAGGCTTTAACATAATGTATTATTTCTACTTAGACAACCTCCAGATACCGATCCCGCCTAAATCTCTCGAGATCTCTTATAGTAACAAGAACGAAACAATCGATCTCTTACAGACTGGTGAAGTAACGATACCGAAACCTATGGGCTTGACTGAGTACTCTTTCGAGATTCTTTTACCGAATAGCAAATATCCGTTTAATCAGTCTATCCTCGAGAAGGGTAAGAAAGCTGAATACTACGCTAATAAAATACATGGTATGAAATTAGCCGGTAATCCGGTTAAATTTACCGTAGTACGTATGAAACCGAATGGCGAAATGCTTAGTATGATCACGGAACGAGTTACGATCGAAACTCTTACGAATAAGGAAGACCATGATTATGGCTTCGACATGTATTTAAGTATCACGTTAAAACAATGGAGAGACTACGGTACTAAAAAATTAGTGATCGAAGAAAATAAGGACGGTAGTGCTAGTGCAGCCGTTAAGACAGAACGTTCGACCGATAAAGTACCCGCTAAGGAAGTTAAATCTCCTAACGGTTTTAACAAGGCCACTCTACAACGTATCGTTAAACAAGAATTCGGCAACACTAATAATTTATTTAAAATTGCCGCGTTAAATAAAATTGGAGTACCTTGCTATTTAGGTGCTACTCAAGCATTAAGTATGTATAACGAAGGAAAGGGGACTGACGCATGGACGGATCTCATTCTGAAAAAATAACGCATGCTCCTCTTCGTGTACGATACGAGTTACTCGTAATGCATGACCGAAAGGACATGTATTTATTGGACCCGCAAGACGGGGTTACGCTAGACCGTAGCCCTGACCTTGCTCCAGCTAAACTATCTTTTAAAGTATTTAAAGATAAAGTCCTCGATATTCAAGAAGGCGATCTCGTTAATCTTAAGGTTAACGGTGAATTAGTATTCGTCGGTTATATCTTCGAGAAGAAACGCTCTAAAGATAACTTCATCGAAGTAACGGCATACGATCAATGTCGGTATTTAAAATCTGAAGGCTATTACGTGTTCGACGGTACTAAAACGGCTTCGGAATTAATTAAGGCATTAGCCGCAGATTTAGCTATCAAATTAGGCGATATTAGTCCGACCGTATATAAGATTAAATACATCTATGACGGTAAAACGTATCAAGATATCTTCCTCGATATGTTAAAACAGACTAATATTTACTCGCCTAAGATACCGGTCATGAAACCGTTAAAGAAGTCGACCGATAGTAACTTTACGGCGCCTAACGGTACTTACTACGAACAGAACGACATTAAATATCTTACCGATCACGGTTACAAACAGGAAGATGCGCTAGCTGAACTAGCTAAATCTCCTAAATATAAAGTTAAAACATGGGATGCTACTCAAAATGCTAAAATGGCTCCTCCTAAACGAGCTACAGATTCAGATAAGTTAGCCCCGAACGGTACCTATTATGAGAAGAACGATATTAAATATCTTACGGATCATGGATATACCGAAGAGGCGGCGATAGCTGAATTATCTAAATCTGATAAGTATAAGGCTAAAGAATCCGAAATGAAGGAACGTAAGCCTGTATTCTTAGCATACGACGATAAAGGTCTACTCGTCGTTAAAGAACTTAACGATATGATAACCGATATTCTTATCGATTCTACTCAAGTCGGCGATTATGAATATACGTCTTCTATCGAGAATACCTTTACGCAAGTCTTAGTAGTACGTGAAGCTAAAGCTACCGAGAACGGTGAGGAAACTAAGAAATTCTGGCGTACTGGTGCAGCTTATGCGAAGAACGAAACTCAGAAATGGGGCGTACTTCAGAAGGTATTTAAGCCCGACGATAAGAAGACTAACGCTATCGAATATGCTAAGAATTTACTTGATACGTTAGCAAGAAAAACGCATAGTTTACGCTTAAAAGACTGTTTAGGACATACCGAAATACGACCTGGCTCCGGTATCTGGTTAAACTTTAATATCGGTGATCAGATCATTAATGAATTGGTATACGTACAAGCCGTTACTCATAAATTTAATAATAATAAGCACTTAATGGATATGGATATTATCTACTTCGATAAACAACAACCCGAGATTACGGTCGAAGATAGAGGCGACGAAGAGATTCGTAAGCGTATCCAAGCTATGAATAAAAAATCTGGCGGTACTTCTAAAGGTACCGGTGCTTCTGGTAACGCTACGAATGCTGGTGTACAAGCTGGCTTTGATTCTATTGTCGGTACTACTTCTGCTTATGGCGACGTAGGTTGTGTCGACAGAGCGACAGCCGGTGGTTCTTACTATAATAAAGATTTAGCCGATGCTTATAACCAAGGTATTAAAGATGTACCTGGACTTAAGACATTTATGAATGGTCGAGGTTATGCGATCGAATCGTATACTGGTGCAGCTAACCCTGGCGATATTTTAATTTATGACGGCGATGAACATGTCGTGATTGCCGACGGTGCTGGTGGTTGTGTCGGTAACAGTACTAAAGCTGGTTCTGTTATTAAGTATTCCGACGTTAACTATGCATATCATAACGGTACTCCGCCTACTCATATTATTAGAACAGGTGTTAAATAATGGAAAATGATTTTAATAAGATACTAAGCGTTATTAAATCCGCGGCCGTTACTGCTGTCGAGAACACGAAGCCGGCTACGATGTTAATCGGGGTAGTCGTTTCCGAAGCTCCACTTCAAATAGCACTCGATTCTACGTTAATTATTCCAGAAGACCATATCATGTTAACTAAAAATACATGTGAATGGACGATGGAAATGAGTGTCGACCATATCACCGAGAATAGAAGTGGCGGTGGCGGTTATGCTGAATTTGCTAGCCATAACCATGAATATAAAGGCCGTAAAAAGTACTTAGTACATAACCAATTAAAAGTCGGTGATAAGGTATGGCTATTCCAAGAAACAGGCGGTCAGCGATATATTGCGATCGACCGTGTATATAATCCAAATACGGGGTGTACGACTAAATAATGGCACTAACTCCTATGTCTAGTTATAACCAACTCGATAGCAGTTTGGTTACGAAAAAACAGACTTCTAATACTTTCAGAGTCAGATACGAAGACGATTATAAATTAATCGGTATGTGTGACGACTATGAAGCGATGAAACAAGCTATCTTTAAAATAATCAATACAGAACGCTACAAATATTTAATATACGACTGGGATTATGGTATCGAACTTAACGATTTAATCGGTGAAGCCATCCCTTATGTATATGCCGAAATTCAAAGACGTATCACCGAAGCTTTATTAGCTGACGATAGAATCGATAAAGTATACGACTTTAATTTCTCTAATAATGGTGGCGACGTATTATGTGTATTCTCGTGCGACACTATTTACGGCACGATTAATGATATATATAAAGAGGTAACAGAATATGTACGAGAATAAAACTTACGAGAATATATTAGCTGATGCCTTATTCCGAACTGAAACTAAATACGATAAACGACAAGGATCCATGATATATGACTCATTGGCTCCTTTTTCTTTTGAGCTAGCTGAAGCCTATATTATGGCTCAAGTTATCATGAGACAAACATATGCTAAAACAGCTGACCGAGCTTTTTTAGAATTAAGAGCACTCGAATTTAATATCGTACCTCGTGAAGCTACGGCTGCCGAAGTTAAAGGTGTCTTTGACCGAGCCGTCGATATCGGTACTCGCTTTAATTTCGAAGATCTTAACTTTAGGGTAACCGATGTCATTAATTTATCTAACAATGAATTTAAATTAGTATGTGAGACTCCTGGCGCTAAAGGTAATTACTGTATAGGACGTATTACTCCTATTAATACGATCCCGGGGTTACAGAATGCCGAAATTAAAGAAGTATTAGTACCGGGGCAAGATGAAGAAGATACGGAAGCTTTCCGAGAAAGATATATCCGTGCATTAAAATCTAAAGCTTATGGCGGTAATGGTGCTGACTATAAAGAAAAGGTACTAACTGTTAACGGTACAGGCGGTTCTAAGATATATCGATGCTGGAACGGTGGCGGTACTGTTAAGGTCGTTATTATTAATAACGAATTTAATAAACCGTCAGCGGAGCTGGTTAAAGAAGTACAGAATGTCTTCGATCCGACACCTAATCAAGGTAAAGGCTACGGTTTAGCTCCGATCGGTCATACGGTTACTGTCGAAGCGGCAGAAGAAGTCGTTATTAACTACGAGATTCCGGTCGTTATGGCTGCCGGTCATGAACCTTCCGAGATTCAGACAGAGCTTACTAAGAAAATCGAAGAACGTTTAAAAGTCCGACGTAAAGAATGGACGACCCAAGACGAGACTCAATTCTTAACTGTTAGAACTTCTATCGTTACTTCATTAGCTGTCGATTTAGATAAAGTAATTGATGTAGGCGATATTAAAATTAACGGTCAAAAGGTTAAGCGCCTCGATTTACGTCCTAATCAAATCCCGAAACTCGGTACTGTTACATTGATCAAAGGTTAATCATTATGGCAATATTTGATAATTATACTCGTATCATCGATTTGTCCGAATTTGCTGTACCAGTATCTGGTGAGACTGCTGAAATGCAAGAAATATACAGAGTCGAAAGTATCGAAATGCAAGCTTTATGGAATACGATGGTCGAGATCTTTAGAGAGCAGTTTATTATGACGGCTGAATCTCATGGGTTAACGCAATGGGAAACCATACTCGATATTGTACCGGCTAGTGACGATACGATCGACGACCGACGATTTAATATTCTATTAGCGTTAGCCGGTCAACGTCCTTATACCGAGATTAAGCTACGAGAACTTCTTAATAACATATGTGGTGAAGGCAACTATCGTATCGTCGAGGATTATAAGAACTATAACGTTCACTTTAAGGTATCGTTGGGCGTTAAAAAACAACGTGATGCCGTTAATAAATTGCTACGAGATTTAATTCCGATGAACCTTATCTACGACGTCGATTTATTATATAACCGTCATATTGATTTAGCTCGGTATACACATAAAGAACTCGCTCAATTTACTCATTTTGTATTAAACCAGGAGGTTTTACCTAAATAATGGCTACTTATACAAAGAATATTAATTTACTTAAACCGGCCGAACAAGAGAAATACGATGTAAACCTCAGAAATAATAACTGGGATAAAATCGATAAAGCTATCGGCGATACTAGCGATGCTATTAAAGCACATAAAAATGCTAACCCTATCGACCATCCAGACGGCAGTGTTACGACTCCGAAATTACGCGATAAGAACGTTACGACTGAAAAGTTAGCCGATAAATCTGTTACAGCTGCTAAACTAGCCGACGATATTAACATGAAGTTAGATAATAGCTATGTTAAGAAATCTGGCGACACTATGACTGGTCCTCTTGCTATCGATAAAAGTACTTACATTAGAATCAATAGAAAAAACGGTGCAGGATACCATACTATTTCTGACGGTGGTCTTGATAGTGACGGTGGCGGCACTAACCTAGATTTAGGTAGTTATACTGCAACTCGTGAAGCGAATCTCTGTTGCAGAAATAGACCTGGCTGGTTCGGTAAAGACGGGCAAGCTGTATTTAAGCCTTTTATGACCATGGGCGATATTAGCGTTACTTACGGTAACGTTCGAGATGGTGGAACACTTCCAATCCCGGATGGTTTTGAAGAAAGCGAATGTAATTGGCTATTAAGCATAGACCAATCTAATATCGATAAATGGTATATCGACTTCAGGGAAAGTAACTCCTCTAACATGATTAACCTTGAATGCTGGCGTGAAGGACGCAAAGTCCATGTCGGTACTCGTTTGAAAGGTCAAGACGGTATTAGTAAAACTTACAATGACTCTACTAAAAACAATGGTGCAGAAGTATTTTTACCTGGTACTGCTAACTATATCTGTATAGCTGTTAAACGAGGTTAGATAATGGAACAAATTAAACGTAAAGATGAAACATTATATATAGGCTCCGACTGGTCTCGAGTATACGAAATTAAAGGTATGGATTTTACCGGTGCGACAGCCGTATGCAAGTTCCGCGATACTAGCGATAACCTATTAATCGAAGCCGAATGTACCGTACAAGATAATCGCATTTATTTAACCGTTAATTCTGCCCTTAGTCTTAAGATACCTAGAGGAGTAAAGCAAGGCCGCTACGATATCTTCTTATTGGGCAAGACTTATACCTATAAGATCATGATGGGTTCTATTACGTTCGTTCCCGATGTCAGCATGCATTAGGAGATTCATATGGATAAAGTAGAAATTATTACGATCGAACCGAGCACACCGAAGGTGTTGGATGTTACGATTCAGTCTAACGGAATAATTGGTGCTGGTTATATTGCCGGGCCTATGGGCCCTAAAGGTAAGGATGGCTTACCTGGCCCGCAAGGTGCTAAGGGCGAAAAAGGTGATCCTGGCCCTCAAGGTCCAGAAGGTCCTCGTGGTGAACAGGGCCCGAAGGGTGATCCTGGTCTCAAAGGCGATCCTTTTACATTTAACGATTTTACTAAAGAACAGCTCGATTCTCTTAAAGTAACCACTAAAGGTACAGCTGTAGCAGGGCCTCCTGGTCCTATGGGCCCGCAAGGCGAAAGAGGTGCAGATGGTAAAGTTGGGCCGCAAGGTCCGGCTGGTCCTATTGGTCCTCGTGGTGAACGTGGTTTACAGGGTCCACAAGGTCCGACCGGTGCTCCTGGTCCTCGTGGTGAGAAAGGCGATACTGGATTAACGGGTCCACAAGGCCCGGCTGGTGTAAATGGCTTACAAGGTCCGCGTGGTGAACAAGGCCCGAAAGGGGATCCTTTTAGATTTAGTGATTTTACTCCAGAACAATTAAATGCTTTAAAAGGTCCGAAAGGTGATCCCGGTCCTCAAGGTCCTCCTGGTCCAGCTGGTACCGGCAGCGGTGATGGAAGCGTCGACCTTAGTGCTTACACGACCAAAAAGGATGCCGACAACCTTTATCTAAAAAAAGTAGATATAAGAAACTATCTTACTATGATAGGCGATCCTAAATATGCTTTAAAGACAGAGTTAAATAATTATATGACTACAGCGGCGATTAGAGATACTTTTGTATCTAGAGCCTTTGCTGATACTAGATATGCTACTAAGATAGATTTAAATAATTACATAACGACAGTGAATGTTAGGGATACCTATGTATCTAGATTCTATGCTGATAATACCTATGCTACTAAGGCTAATTTAAATGGGTATTTATCTAAAACTGACGCAGAATCGGCTTACGCTAAGAAGACTGATTCCGGTAACTATGTATCTAAATCACAATATGATGTTGATATGACTGCATTACTTACTGAATTAAGAAAACTTAACGGCACTAATTAAGGAAGGATATTTACTATGATTATTGATGATATCGTAACGGAAGTTACTAAGATTCAGAATATCATGAATGCTATTAAAGAAGCATTAAAAGCTAAAGGCGTTACTTCGGAAGGTAAGTTATATAAATTTGCCGAAGAAATTAAGAAAATTAAAGGATATCCTTATAGTGATACTATGTTAGTCGCTATATCTAATGCTATTAATATGGGGCTTACCGACGAAGAAGTTACGAAAGCTATTAACGATTTTAGACTTAATAACGTAGAAATCGATATGACGAATATTTCTATACCTGCTAATAAATATAGAAATAATAAGACTATTAAACCAATCCATACCTATTTCCGTGTAAATACGATAAATCAGCAAGCTTTTAATGGGTCTAACTTAAAAAAATTAATATCGCCACTTACGACTAAAATAGCGCCGAATACCTTCGAAAATTGTAGCGAATTAGAAGAATTAAATTTAGGCAGCTTCGTATATAAACCTGGTGTTAATACTAGTTTTAGTTTAAAAAATTGCCCTAAGTTTAAGAAGTTAGTCGTTAGTGATAATTCTAATATCACTATGTCAGATTATAGGAATAAGTTAGCCGTCGCTAATAATACGTTCGAAATCTATACATATGGTGGTAAGAAATATAATAAAATAACTTATCAATTTGAGTAAGGAGTTAAATAATGAATAATATTAGATTCGGCGGCATCCCTTATCTACATCTCGACGTATATCAAGGACACGATCATGTCTTTAATATCCAAGTCGAAGATGATAGCACTAAGGAGATTATCCGCTATCAAGAAGGAACGTTGACCTGTAAGGTACGTCGTAATAACCCTCAAGGCGGCGTCGTACTTACATTAACTCCAGTATTTAATAACGATACTAACTGTGTCGATCTTTTATTTAACAGTGAAGATACAACTGGCATTATGTTCTCCTACGATAACATCATGGAGGAAACATTCTACTACGATATTCGTCTCGATCATGATGAGAAGGATGAAGTCGTTTGTTATGGTGATCTCACTATGAAAGCTGGGTGCAGTCAATGATCAAATTAAATCGTGGCCATGATAAGAACATTGTATTATCTAAAGAAGCCCTCAAAGAAATTCGTGGTTTATCGGCATACGAAATAGCTAAACAAGAAGGCTTTACTGGTACCGTCGATGAATGGTTAGCATCGTTAAAAGGTGCTAAGGGCGATAAAGGTGATACATTTAAGCTATCTGATTTATCTCCAGATGAATTAGCCAAAATTAAAGGACCTCGAGGTGAGACTGGTTATACTGGTCCGCAAGGTCCTCAAGGCTTACAAGGTTTAAAAGGTGACAAAGGCGATATTGGTCCTAAAGGCGACGTCGGTCCGGTCGGCCCCAAAGGCGAACAAGGTGTACAAGGTACACAAGGTATTCAAGGCCCTCAAGGTCCTCGTGGTATTCAAGGTAAAGACGGTAAGTCTTTTACGATTAGTCATACCTACTCTAATATCGATAAGATGAATGCCGATGCCGATAATATTCTCGAAGATGAGTTTGTTGCTATTACAGACGGTCATATCTTTATGAAGGATAACGGTGTACTTATCGAAGTATTAAATATTCGTGGTCCTCAAGGTATTCAAGGTGAACAAGGTATTCGAGGTGAGGTCGGGGCGCAAGGCCCGGCCGGTCCTCGTGGTGAACAAGGCCCGAAAGGCGATCCACTTAAATTTACCGATTTAACCGAAGAACAGATTAATGCTCTCAAAGGCCCTAAAGGCGACAAAGGTGAAGTAGGACCGCAAGGTCCGGCCGGTATTCAAGGTCCAGAAGGTCAACGTGGTCCTCAAGGTGAACGTGGTCCAGCCGGTCCTCAAGGTATCCCGGGTTTAACTGGTCCAGAAGGCCAAAAGGGCGATAAGGGTGAAACTGGTCCTATTGGTCGTGCTTTCACATATAGTGATTTTACTCCAGAACAGCTTAAAGGCTTAACCGGCCCGAAGGGAGATCGTGGTGAGAAGGGTGATCGTGGCGAAGGTTTCGATATCTATAAAACGTATCCTTCTTTAAGCGCTATGAATAACGATTTAAATAATATCCCGTTAAATAAATTAGTTATGATTAGTAGTTCAGTTAACGACGAGGATAACGCTAAAGTTTATTTAAAAGAAGCTACCGGCCTCAAATTCTTCATCGACCTAAGTGGTGCTCGCGGTATCCAAGGTCCTACCGGGCCTAAAGGCGATAAAGGCGATGCTTTCAAGTATACCGATTTTACAGCTGCTCAATTACAAGGTCTTAAGGGTCCTAAAGGTGATCGTGGCGAAGCGGGTCCTCAAGGTCCTCGTGGCGAACAAGGTTTAACTGGCCCGACTGGTCCACAAGGTCCTATCGGTCGAGCATTTACTTATAGCGATTTTACTCAACAACAGTTAGAGGCATTACGTGGCCCTCAAGGCATTCAAGGTGCTCAAGGTATTCAAGGTCAGAAGGGCGAGAAGGGTGAACGTGGCGATCAAGGTTTATCTCCTAACTTTGCTTTCACTCTCGAAGAAAATGGCGATTTATTTGTCGACATTAACTACGTAGCTTCTCCAGCTACTCCGGCCACTACATCTGCCACTAAGACATACGATGTCGTATGGGGAATAGCTCAACCTGGTGTTGGTGGTCTTACTCGTGGCTATCTCGAATATAGTGCATTAAGCGGATTCGGTAAGCTACATCTCGATATGAAGGTAACTGGGGCTGGTTCTGGTAGTGGTGGAATTTTGTGTACTCTACCTAATGACGCTCCTGTTCCGACTCGTTTATTAGAAACTTCTATCGATGCTAATAATAATAGTGTATACATCGAACCCAATACACGAAATATTAAAGGCTGGGGTGTTGCCGGCAATAATAAACGCTACATTCTCGATATCGTAGGTTTCTGGAAGGAGATTTAAATAATGGCAAGAATTAGACTCGGCAATTTAAAAGGTCCTAAAGGCGATAAGGGTGATCCAGGGCCTCGTGGTCCTCAAGGTATTCAAGGACCTCCTGGTACTGCTGAAAATATCGATTTAACTCCTTTCGTTAAGAAAACCGAAAATTCGACTCTTACAGGCCAGTATACATTTAGCAATAATACGCCGATTAAATTAAATGGCTATAGTATTGTCTCCGAAAATAATCGTATTTTATTTAAAAATAACGATAATAATAATGTATTTGCCTTCGATGCTAATACGATTACGCATAACGATAAATCTTTGTTGACACAAGATAAGGCTAATACGTTATATGCTCCTGTAGGAGACTATGCATTACGAACAGCACTTAATTCGTATGCGACTAAAACAGATTTAAATAATTATGTAACGACAGTTAATGCTAATAGCACATATTTATCTAAAAATGATGCTTCTAGTACGTATGCGACTAAGGCTAGTTTAAACAGTTATGTAACGACTGCAAATGCTGATAATATGTATGCTAAAAAATCGGCATTAAATGATTATGTGTTAACGGCGACAGCTAATACTACTTATTTATCTAAAACCGATGCAGAATCTACTTACGCTAAGAAGACAGATATTAGTAATTCTACAACGCTCACCTTAGCAAACCATATCTTCGAATCTAACCCAACCAACCTCGTTATTAAGAATAAAGCTAACCAGCCTATTCTTACTGTGTATCCTTCGGTAGCGTATTTAAATGGTCGTGAAGTCCTTAATCAATTTAAAGCCGATCAGCTATATGTAACTAAATCAGCATTAAATAGTTATGTAACAGCAGATAATGCTAATACTACTTACTTATCTAAAAATGATGCTTCTACTACGTATGCTACTAAGGCTAATTTAAATTCTTATGCGACTACAGCTAGTCTTAACAATTACGTAACGACTACTCAATATAATAGCGATATGAATTCGCTCTTAACAGCATTAAGAAACGTTAATAATTAAAGGAGAATACTATGGCAATAAATGATTTAATTAACGAAGTAAATAGTATTCAGACTAAAAAACAAGCTATTAAGGAAGCTATTACGGCTAAAGGTGTAGCCTCAGAAGGTAAATTAAGCAAATTTGCTGACGAAATTAAGCAGATTACCACCAGTGAACCCGACTGGTATATCGTCAACAAAATCCGTTATGAGAACGGTAACGAAGGTTTATACGTTAGAACTAGCGATAAAGCTGCTATTAATGCAGATAAGTATCAGATGGTCGAAATCGGTGGTGGCGTTACTAGAAGCAATAGTATTAATAATAGTTTTAATAATATTAATAGTAACGACTTTAGCATTACTAACGGAACTTATTTCACTCGAGAAACAGCCTGCCGTAGCTTTACGACAAAAGATAGCTCTAGTGTCGTATTCGACGGTCATAACGATAATCTTAAATTAAGCCTTCGAAACGGTAAAGATATTGTGTTTAACGACGTTAATACTTATAACTGGCTAAAGGGCTACAGAAACCAACCTCTAGCCGACTTTAATACTCTTTATCTAAAATCTGACGGCATTAATAATACAGGAGTAGCCAAAACTTTAAAGGACTTTTTAGCGTCGTCCAATGAAACAAGAATGTCGACGCTAGGAGAATATGGACAAAATCCGTTATTGCTAATAGACTCTTCTATTATGGTTCAAGCGATGAATTTTAAAGCAATGTCTAAAACAGGCTTTATTTATTTCTCCGATAAAACAGTCGAGACTATTTCCTTAAGCCCGGTATCTTATGCGAATACTAATAGTAATGTTCCATTTTATGAGAACAAGGAACAATGGTATGGCAATTTGTCGCCAGGCAACTATGTTCACTTATTTAAAAACGATAAGTTAATAATCCTATTCGTTAGTGTAAACTTCGTTATCGATAGCAACGGTCAGAAACATAAAAACATCGAAGTATATGTCTACAAAATCACTAGAGTAGATGGTTCTGATATAGATATTAGTAGAGTCGCCGATAAACCATTTGAACTGTATTTAACCTTCTCTAGTCGAGCACAACAACAATTACAATTTTCTTCTAGCGTTAAAATTTTTAGAAGACAAGTATTAGCCGCTAACGGTACTCCAGAGCCTAAACCTATGTATTTAAATGGATTAGATATGTTAGGTCGATTCACTGGTGTTCGTGGAAAATATGCTGACAATAGAGACATGGATAGTCTATTCTCCGAAAACCATAGCTTTAACGAAGTAAGCCATAAAAATATTAGTTATAGCGATAGCCCATTCAGAAGCATGTACTTAGCTAAGCAATTAGGTGATGCTATTAAGGCTAATTCACCTATTAAGGCCTTCATTAGATTAAATAACGATACTAATAATATGGCCTTTGTTGAACTTGAAGAGATGCCAAATGATGGTAAATTTACATTCGATATTGGTTATGGATATGGCCTAACTATTTTCCAAAAAGGCGTTAATAACGATAATCGTGTTATAGCTGTATTTACTGACGAAGCCGATAAAAATAAATGTAAGATTTACCGACTTAAAAAGGCAGGTACCAGTCAATACATCACAAATGATTTGTTTAGCACTACAGAAACAGATAACTACATTTTTATGACAGCTAATCAGCCTACGATTGATTATCTAAATAAAACTCCATTAAGTAAAGTATGGACAGAGATTCAAGATGTGTTAGTTCATAAAGAAGACTATGAAGTCTATAAAGAAAGGTAAGGAGACCATATGACAACATCAGAAATTATTATGTCCGTTATCGGGATCATAACATTAGTCGGTGGCTTCCTTAAAGCCATCCACAGCATCGAAGATAATCAAGCTGATCGTAAGGCCTTCGAAAAGAAGACGTTAGCGATTCTCGAGAATATCAACATTCAATATCAAGAAATCCAAAAACAGATCGAGGCTTCGAGAGAAGATCGTCGAGCACTCGATCGTCGCATCTCGATAGTAGAGGAATCTGCTAAATTGAGTCATGCACGTATCGATAGTCTAAGCGATAAACTCGAAGCCCTTCGAGACAGAATTAAATAGTTTTTAAATAAAGGAGCTCTTAACGGGGCTCCTTTTATCATACGAGGTTTACATGATTAACAACGATAAACTTCAAGCTATCGTCCAAATTCTGGCTGTCGGCGGTCTCGTTATAGCGTTAATTATGTCGATACTATACGACAGAACGGAATTATCGACGAATATAGCTTCTGGTTTAGTCGGCTTCATTGGTGGAGCCGCAGTTATACGTAAAGGAGAAGACAAATGGCATTAGGCGATTTAAGTGCGTCATACGAATCTAACGGTAACCCTGGATGTGTATCCTCTGGGACCGGTGATTTAGGCGGTATTAGTTATGGTGCGTATCAGTTAGCCAGCGCAGCGGGTAGTGTCGATGCATTCCTAGAATGGGGCATCGATCAAGGTGGTTATTATCGTGATTATGCGAATAGTTTAAATCAGTACGATGTGAATAGCGATGCTTTCATCGACCAGTGGAAAGAGTTGGCGTCAGCCGATTCTCAAGGCTTTTTACAAATGCAGCACGATTATATCAAGTCCGAGTACTACGATAAGGCATGTCGATATTTAGCTAACGAAGGTTTCCATGCCGATAACCATTCTAACGCTTTAAAAGACGTGATCTGGTCTAGAGCTGTACAATATGGCCCGGGCAATGTAGTCGATTTATTTAACGAAGCATTGAGATATGTTCCTGGCTATACTGAAGAATGGAACTTATCCTGGGTCGATGCTTTACGTTTCGATTATGATTTAATCGTCGGTATCTACGAGTCTAATAAAAGTGACGAATGGATTAGTCCTCGATTAAGCTACGATGTAAGACAAGGTGTTTACGATCGTATGGATAATGAAAAACAAGAAGCATTAGCTATGTTTATGAAGGAGATTTAAATAATGAATGATTTAAGTAAAAAGATTATTAACGATGCGGTCGAATTAGCGAAAGAAAATGCTGTCAACGTATTAAAAGGTCTTAAATTCGACGATATTCAGTCTCTAGTCGAAGCAGAAATGGCTAGTGTTATCAAGCCTTTAGAAGACGAAATTAAAACCTCAAACTCTTACTGGGTTAAGATCCGTAACCGTATCTATATCACTGTATTAAATAATAGTATTAACAGCGTTGTTAATAGTATTCAAAAGAAAATTAGAGAACTATAATTAAATTCAGCCCCGCCTTATAGCGGGGCTTTTCTTTTTGCCTTCATTATGCTATCATGAATATAATATGAAATTGCGTTGTACGGGAGGAAATAAATATGCTCTACGCAAGTGCTGCAGAATTGGTTAAAAACTTTGCAAAAAAACACAATAGAAGAACTTATGGTATTGACTCAAAATATTATGACGTTACATTATATAGCTATTCTAATTCATTAGCTAAAGGTGGCCAACTTGTTTGTACTTTCGGTAGGCCTAATGAAACACCTGTTTTCGATCATAATTTTACAGATGGTTATATGCGCGCAGTAATTGCTCGGCCAGCCGGAGAATACTTTGAGCAAGTGTCAATATTTGGTATTGTTAATCCTAAGGTGTCATTATCTCAATTTGAATTTGAAGAATACAGTGGATATATCAATATTATAAACTTTGAGAAAATTGATTCCTTATTCCCTGAAAATAACCTTGTAAATGAAGCTTATAAACGTGAAATGCTGTGTGAGTATGTTCCTGAATTCGCTCTTAATGATGACATGCCTTGCATTGTTAACGCACTATATCTTTTCTTTAAACGCGATAGTGTTATATTTAATGTTCCAGAGTCTGAGGAAGAAAATAAATTACATATGATGAATTTTAATGTTATGAGTGATTACTTTGATAGATTTATATTAGAGATCTCAGATTATCTTATAGATCAAGCTTGTAATGAATATGATGCTTATATGAGCCAACTAGGAGATTCTTTTTATGCAGGAATTTAGTTTCACCATGCATTTCACCATGAGTAGTACACATCCTATATATATAGATATATACTATATTTATAAGGCGTAGTACCCTCATCTCCACCAATATTAAAGCTAAAGCTAGAAGATACGTAATTACTGTGCGAATGCAGTAGTTACCTAATCTTCTAGCTTTTTTTAGTGTTCGTATATGACTGCTTAAATACGCATTTGTTCGCTTGAAATTTCACCATCATTTCACCATCATTTCACCACGAGACACTTTTTTAAAAATGCCTTAAAAGTAGTTAAATAAAGGATACTTAATAAAAAAGACCGGCAATAATGCCGGCCTAATTATGCCATAATATCGATCGAATCGAGTATCTGTTTTTCTTGTTCTTTCATCGCATCCGTTACATGAGTATAAATGGATAGGGTAGTCTTAGGTTCATTATGACCGACACGAGCCATAATCGTCTTTAACGGTGTTTGTTTCTCGGCTAATAACGATATATGAGTATGCCGGAATGTATGGGTCGTTACTACTTTATTAAATGGTACCGATTTAAGCAATTTATTTAAATAATGTGAATCATAAGGGACGCCGCCATCCGTAACGAAGATATAGTTATCTGGGTTTAAATAATGCTGCATGATTTGCTTACGGCTATGGTTTAATTGTATGAATGTCGATAAGATATGCCGAGCACGTTTATTTAAATGCACTCTACGGGCCGAGTACTCGTTCTTAGGTGGTAGACGTAGGCCCTTATCACTCAACGTCGCATTGACGTCGATATACTCATTTTTAGAGTTATAATCCTTGACACGTAATGCTCGTAGCTCGCCGATACGTAATCCGGTTAATGCCTGAAACTCAAATAAGAGGGCTACTCGTTGGTTCTTCTTAGCAAGAGCCGTTAAAAAAGTCTTTAATTCGTCCTTCGTAAGGAACTTCTCACGAGCTTTAGTGATTTCTTCGGCAGTACGAGGAGGGCGCTTAAGGATAATATCTTCTAAGTAAGATATATCGTTTATGTAGCCCATACGCTTACCATATTTTAATACTTGTTTTAGTACGGAATAAACGCGTTTAACATAATTGAAGCTTTTCTCTAAAAGACATTTATTTAACATACGTTGGATATAAATAGCTTTTAAATTAACGACTAGGATATCGCCATCAATCCATCTTAAAAGTGCTTTAGCATGGTCTTCGATATTCTGTTGAGTCGTAACCTTACGTAAACCTCTATCGATGGTTACATACTCATCGGTAAGATCTTTAATCGTAAGAGTTTTATTACTAACACTATTTGTTAGGATCTCGTTAATTCTGTCGTGAAGAATACGTTGCATCTCCTTCTGAACGGCTTTAGTATTCTTAGTCGATGTAACACTGACTCGTTTATTTTTGCCGGTTAGTGGATCCTTATAGTTCTCTCCATAACGGTAGGAGATAGTACCGTTTTTCTGGATACGTTCATCAATATACATATATAATAATACTCCTATTGCCTTTTAAATAATGAGAGCATATTAAAGAGGGCCGTCAACTGTTCCTCCGTCATATGACTTAAAATAATATTAATATCGTTGATTAACTCATCACGTTCTCGATTATCGATAACTAACGTACAGGCATCCTTAACGGTATCAAAATCACTGTGTAGTACATAAGCTAATGCTTCGATTAAATCGTCGGATACTGTTTTAACATAGCCGTTTTCTAACATAGTATAGGTGGTACGTTTATAGGATGCTTTCTTAAGATCGAGGGGCGTGATTCCTTTACCATTATCTAACAATTTCTTGCGAAGATAGTCTTGTACAGCATCGGCTAATGCTTGATGGCTTAATCCGTTTTGCTTTCTTAAATTTTCTAGTTTAATTAATTTAGGCATAGTAATAATCCTCCTAATGATAGTATAAGTCATATTAAAATTAAAGTCAATGACATGTATTGACTGTTCGTATGTGTTCATATATGATTAAGATGTAGATAAAATTTGTAATTGTTTTTAAGGGATGCTGTAGAGTGGACACTATGGCATCCAGAAAGGATTTACATGGCGGCTCAGTGGGCTAGCGTTACTAATCTCGGTAAAATCTTTGATATCGGTAGAACAAAGGTTACTGAGTTGGTGCATCAAATGGAAATTGATCCCGAGTATAAGGACAATGTTATCTCTTTTAGTCATAAAAAGAAAAGCGTTAATATTGAAGCCTTTCAAGAGTTTCTGGTTACGAAAGTTAGTCGTAAATGGATAAAATAACTCTTATCATGCAAAAATGATATAACTAGCGTTACCTTAAGAAGCAAATTTCGACGGTTATATATAGTATGAAAGCGCCGTTAAGGAAGCGCTAGTTATTAATTTAAATAAAGGATATTAATTATGAAAAGAATTGAATTACTACAAGCAAAAGTTAAAGATTTTACCATCATTAAAGAAGTGGCCTTCGATCATACTAACGGCCACCAATATCAAGTTAAGAATAATGCTACCGGCGAAGTAAGCATCAAGAATACATTCGAACTCACCGGTCAAGAATTCACTTCGGCTAACGGCTACAAGAAGAAAACTGATCGAGTACTCAAGGAAGATGCTAAAAACAGAACTCATGGTATGACTCGTACTCGATTCTATCGCATCTGGAAACAAATGAAATCCCGCTGCAATAATCCTAGCCAGCAACAATATGAGACTTACAGCAAAATCGGTTATGATCAACGCTGGGATGTATACGAGAACTTCCATGACGATATGTACGATTCTTATCAAGAAGGCTTAACTATCGATAGAATCGATGGTAGTAAACCTTATGGTCCAGATAATTGTAGATGGGCTGATAGAAGTACTCAACAACGTAATATGAAGTCCAATCGTAAAGTCGAAGTATGTGAAGGCGTGGAGGTTAAGTTAATCGATTTAACCGATGCGTATGGTATGAACAATAACACTGCAAGAAGTCGGTTAGATAATGGCCATTGGGAACTTACTAGAACATTATGTATTCCGACTAAAAAAGATCCTTTCAACTTCAGCGAATTAGATGAAGCTGCTCAAATCGAATGGCTCCATAAATCCAATAAGCTCCTCGAATCCATCGTAGAAGATGCTGTTAACCAGCTAGCATCGATGGAAGATCCTAATATTGCTTACCTTAGAAAACAAGGCCTCATCGTCGAGATCGGTGAGTGCTAATCATAATCCTCTACCTGGGAAACTGGGTAGGGGATTTTTTTTATGACCGGAGCATGGCGGGGGGGGCGACGGCTATGCTTGCTTCATCTGAATATTAATACAACGTTCTTCTGTATGATACAGAATTAACCTCGGGATAAATTATATTAGCCAGATATCCTTGCGTCGCATACAGCTCAAATTTCGAAGTTTTAGAGGCATTGTAGGAGCTGTACAACACGATAAGCACGGGCCGAAGCTTTAGCTGAGCACAATTCAGAAATAAGCTCTGTACGGTGAATAGCATTACCCGATGATTAATCATACCAGGTACATAGCAAACGGCCCTCAGAAGCTAAAATTCGAAGTTTTGGAAGCATTAGAGGAATCCGGTATATGATGTATCCTAATAAAGATATTCTGGTACGCAGGATATTATCAATCGCTCCGGGAGCGCTTGGGTTGTTTCCAGCCCGATGTGTACATGGTAGGCTCCCCTCAGAGGGAGCTTCGTAGGTAGAATTCAATTAAAGGCTCTGTGTGCTTCGTAAGGATGTTCTGGGTAAGTTTGTATGACATCGACTCAAAACGCTCTCAGAAGTCAAATATCGGAGTTTTAGGAGTATTGTAGGAGAGTAGGATATCTTTGTTCTGTATTCAAACTTAGAGGGAAGCTGGGTTAAGAAAGTTAGATAAGGATTGCTATTAATTGCGCCATCTTGTGTAACGAAGACAGCTTAATATCGTTTGTAGGAGGTACGGTGTTTCTGAGACCATGATTTTTCCGCTGGGGCCGAGGCTTTAGCCGAGCATGATAGAAGTTATGTTTTTAGTATGCTGTTGATAACATAGAACATACGTTCTTAGTATCGAACACTCGAGGGATGTGTTCGGGTTCAGAATATCCTGGCCCGCGAAAACCTTGTTTGATGCCCGCGTAGGATATCTTATTAAAAGCTTAAATCAGCCGCGCATGCTATTGCATTTATTATCTAAACCCGGGAGCGGCATAGGATACAAGAGCTTTAAGATCTTAAACATCTAGTGTTATTAAAATAGCTTAATCTGGCAGCTAGGTTTGTTAGATAAATGATTAAAGTATAGGGCCCGGGATTTCGTTCCTTAATAGCAAAAATATCCTTACAGGATGTGTTTGAAAGTGAATAGAATAATCCGCCGCCATGATTAAATCATTTATTATCTAACCTAACCTACGAAGCAAAAACATCCATACTTAATAATTTAAGCTATTAACACTAAATATCCTTCTTTAAGCTACCAGCTAAAACATCCATATTAAATGATTAGAGTTCGCGGGCTGGAAATATCCGAAGCTCTCCTAGAGAGATTCACCTTCAAAAACATCCTACACTTAACACCATCCTTGCCCGCGAAAAACTCATACCGATTACCATGATAAGGTTTTCTCCTCCAAACATTATCCATAAGTTCCTACAAGTTCCTACTCAATGCGTAATAATATAGTAGAGAACGTTTGTTATTTATTTATGGGAGCTACCGGGCTGGAAATATCCAAAGCGCTCCCGGAGCGATTGCTGATTACGTTACATATCCTTCAAACACCATCCTACCCGGTAGCGTTTGATACTAGAAACACCTTCTAATAAAGAATATTAGATTTTCCATCTTACCAACGCTATATAAGCTACCCTGTATGTAATATATATTTTGAAGGAACACAAACCTAATAAACTTCGTTTGATGGTAGCGAAAACCAGCTTATTGTAATCCTACTCGAAACGTTTCCTACCAAAGGTCGCTAGCGCTCCCCCTAATGAAACTATCTCGGTCGCTGGCGCTCCCTTCGTCAGTTTCATTCAATTTAAAACTTCATCGAAATTTCATGATCAGATTAACCCAAGTTACTAATCTCGTTTGTAATATATACTACGTAGAACGTTTCGCTAAGAGATATCGTTCGCTAACGCTCACTCATCTCTTAACTCAAGTTCTACTTCGTATAGCCCTCGTCGACGGTATAACCCAGGCATCCGATCTTAATCGGTATTTGTTATTTCTAAAATTTAATCCGTTATAAACTTGTCGACGACGGCAATCTATAGTATAATATAAGTAGATTAGATGATGTTAATTTAAAAAAAGAAAATTTTAAATTGTAAAATGTTAATAGCTTTCTTTAAGAAAAAAAACACTTTTTTAATTAAAAAATAGCTTTCAAGCCAGTAAATATCTATATAGTTAGCAAAAAATAGCGTGTAGGAATTCATGCACATACAAAACTCAACAGTACAAAAACATGCACGTATTTTTACAAAGAATGGACAATCAAAATGAAGGACACAAAGAATGTATTAAACGATTTTAATAATAATTTTAACGATATTGAAATCAATGAAATGAAAGACGATGCTGATTACTCTGGCGCTAATAGCAGAAAGAGAACATCTCAAAAAAAGAATAATTATGATATTAAACTTTTCTCTAATAATTTCGAGTTTGCTTATTTGAATAATTCTAGAGTATCAAAGGCTATAGCAAATAGCGAACAAGAATTTAATAAAATGATTGACGACTATCGGCATATAGCATGTCTTCGTTTCTTAATTTCTTTTGCAAATCAACATAACGTTATTTGCCGTAAAACAGCAAGAGAAAATATGCCGTTATCTCGTAAAGAGATTGAAGAAATTTTTGAAAAAAGCGATTTTAACATGAAAAAAAGAGCTGTATCTGACTTTTTAAATAAAATGCTAAATTTAAATATCTTAGCACATGTTAAAGCTACAAAAGATATAAAAGAACAGTTTATCGTTAACCCAGCTTACTGTAATATGGGTCCGGCGGGCAAAGTTAGTGTTTCATTATTTAAATACTTTCATGAATATATGAAAATCCTATTTAAACCAGCTCAGTATTTAGAAATTATAACTGAATTATTTAAAGATGAATTTAGATACTACAGCAAGCAAGGATTCGACATCGTAGAAGAAGACACTACTGAAAATAACGTTCAAAAGATTAAAGACGGCGAAATATTTGTTGTCGAAGAAGAACATAGAGAAATGACTGCCAGTCAATTTAATGTATTCGCTAAACGATACGATATGTCTAAGATATTGAATGTTAAAGCAAATAAACGTATTAAAAGCTTATTTTATAATGATCGATATGCTGGCCTAATTGGTGAGTACAAAAAACAAGAGTATGCATATTGCGATCTCGACGATGAATTAGATACAAAATACGATATCTTTAGTGTACTTGCTAAAATTAATGGCGACGAAGATATGCATAATTATAAATACTATGTAGAATACTTAGCTCAAATTTTAAATGTAACAATTAAGGAATAATACAATAATGAACACAACTAAATTTGAAATTTATAGAAACGACCTTGTTAAAATTTTAGACTTCGACAATATTAGACATTATATTGACGATGAAGCATATAGCGTCGATAAACAAATCGAAGCATATTTTAAGCTTTATCACCCAGAGTATAATATTATCTTTTGTGCAGCATCTGGCGATCCTTTAAGTGGTGAATTTTCATTCGCTTATAGCGTCGTAGCTAAAAGAGAAGATGTATTAATTCATGTAATGGTACATAATGACTGGGATGACTGTTTAAACACAGTTTCCGAAATTCGACCACTTAAAAATCAAAATAAAACTCAAACAAATTGTGTACATTGAAAGGTGTAGTTATGGAAGAAAGAACAATTACTCTTAATAGCAAGGAATTAATATATACATCAAAAATATATAGTTTAATAGGCAGAAGATTTCTCAATAAATATAATGTAGACCGATTTTATTATCATTTGATTGGAAAGACCGAAGTTAAAGAATTTAGTGAAAGACTTATTAACAAGATTTCAACAAGATTAAAGGTTTATTCAGTAGAAATTAAAGAAACAGAATACCCCGAGGATAGTTTTCAGACAGATGCTGATAGTATTCGGACATGTCAAATAATAATTATAAATACAGAGGTTTGTAAACGAATTTATTATGCTATAAGATTTACTCTTTACTCTAAGAGTATTTCCTATGATATGACGACTGGATTTATTCCAGAGGGAGTAACACTTGAAGACCCGAAAGATGGCAACGAAGATAATGATTCGGTTAAAGCAAGTTAAAAACTTCACTAAATCTTCATTAATAAATTAACCCGGAATGAAAATTCCGTTTGTAATATATATTGCGAAAGGCAACAGTGCTTTTTGCTTACCAAGATCGCGATCGGCGCCTTAACACATCTCATTATTTAACCTTTAATCTATAACATAACAATAACAATGAATAACTTAAAAAACTTATATCCTAAACAATTTTTAACTAAAGAAGAAGAGGCTAAATTATTTAAAGAATATTATAGTACTCCGTCTTCCAGAATAAAGAGATCGATCAAAGATAAAATTGTTTTAAATCAAACTCCATCTGTCGTAAGTATCGCTAAAAATTATAGAGAATCTGACAGCATTTATGATCTAGTTCAAGAAGGTATGATTGCTGTATTAATAGCATTCAATAATTATAATCCAGAATCAGATGCTTCATTTACTACTTTTTGTCGACCAGCTATTAATGGGCACTTGATTCGTTATCTACAAAAAAATAAAACTATTAAGCTACCAGATAGAGCACCTAAGCTTATCAAACAAATTAACAAGGCCAAAGAGTTGCTTCATAGACTCCAAAAACCGGAAACAACGACTGAGATAGCTAAAATTACTGGGATCAAAGAGCAAAAGGTTATCGATATTCTTAATGGCATTAAGCAAGCAGAATTAAACTCTATTAACAATGAAGGCGAAGAGCTAATTAATTCAATTAAAGATCAAGCAGCCGAAGAAGCTTTTGATAAAGTGCTAGATGCTGAAGAATTTAAAGAATATGGATTAGATTTATCTTTTTTGCCGGATAGACAAAGACAAATTATTGAAATGTATTATTATCAACAGCTTGAAATAAGTGAAATAGCAGAAATTTTAAATATTAAAGCTTCGACTGTTAGTCGTCAAAAAGTATCGGCTTTAAATAATTTAAGAGAACAATTAGGAGATAAACTATGGACACATTGAAAGTAAGAAGACCTCTTCCTGGCGAAGAGGAGGGTGTACTTCGCAAAGACAAAGAAGTAACGATCGTATCCGATGCTCTTGTAACGTTCATTAGCACCTGGTCAATTATTACGGTTATACTGGCCATATACTCGTTTTATTCGTTTTTCTTTAAGTAAAGGTATTAATCATGAAATACACTCCGACGCAAAAACAACAAATAAAGGACTTACTTGATAACTCCATAGATTATGTAGTGGAACCATTATTCGGCGAGTCAGAGCCATACTACAATACGGCCTTAGCTAGAAAATATATGGAAAGATATAGAAATCTAGCACTTGAGATTGAACGATCTAATGCTTTTATACGGCTTTACAATCAAGATATTTCTAAACTCGATGATAATCAGTTAAAAGAAATGCTTCGAGAATATAAGGCTAACGAGTTAAGGATTCAAAAACAATATATCGACGCTCAACAAGAGATAGTTAATACTATTAATAGAGTTAAAGATGCACGTTATCGATTACTGCTCACTAATTATTATCTTAATAACATACCATTAACGGCACTAGCTACTGTATTTAAGACATCGCGATTCAATACTGGCTGTTCTTTTAGAGCAATTAAATTTAACCTTATTGAAGCTCTTAAACAAGTATGTGAAGTGTTACAAAGGAGTAATAATGGATAACGAATTAATTATCATCATAGCGTTTGTTCTATCGGGAATATTTGTTCCACTGTTCCTTATCAGTTTTCTATAAAATAAGCGGTCGCACTAAATATGCGGCCGCCTTTTTAATTTTATTAGCTTTATTATTTAACATTATATACATAACAACTAATACATTATATTTAAATAAAATTTCTAATTTACTTCCCTCAACTTCCCCTAACTTCCCATGTAGTGCGTAATAATATAAGTGTAAGCCAATAAATTAATTCATCCATTTCTTTTTAAAAATCATCTAAGAAAACCATATTTAAGCTTCCTACTATTATTTTTGCAACAATGTTTTTTCATGATT